AAAGTAAAACCTGGATCAAAAGCTGCTAAACGTAGAAAATCATACTGCGCAAGATCGCTCGGACAATTAAAACGAGCATCAGCTAAAACAAGAAACGATCCTAATTCACGAATCCGTCAGGCAAGAAGGAGATGGAAATGTTAAAAAAAGACAAAATAAAAAAAGTGATTAAAGGATTGGGCAAAGCAGTTAAAGCTCATACTAAACAAGCTAAAATGTTGAAAGGAGCTATAAATGGCGGATCCAAAAAAGGGAACGGGAAAAAAGCCTAAAGGTTCTGGTAGAAGACTATACACGGACGAGAATCCTAAAGATACAGTCAAGATAAAATTTGCAACACCAGCAGATGCGAGAGCTACTGTTGCAAAAGTCAAACGTATTAAAAAACCGTTTGCAAGAAAAATACAAATACTAACAGTGATGGAACAAAGAGCTAAAGTTATGGGTAAGAGCCAGGTTGCATCAATTGCTAAGAAAGGAAAAGAAGCTATTAGAAAAACTAATAAAGCTTAGGAGAAAGAAAATGGAAGATGGACTAACAATAGTATCAAAGATGCAAAAACTAATGAGAGACAACTTACAAAAAGTTGGCGATGTTCTGATAAGTGGTGGTGTTGACAATATGGAAAAATATCAGTATATGTTAGGACAAGCAAGAACATATCAATTAATGTTACAGGAGATCTCTAACCTGCTAGACAATAAGGAGCAAAAAGATGAGCAAGGAACCGTTATCGACCTCAACACAAGAGGTCCCAAAACTTAAGACAGCCTTACTAGATAAGATACAGGCTGAGAAAAAACCAGAAAAAGATTTATCAAAAACCGAAGATAGCAAATTGCCAAAACCAACAGGTTGGAGACTTTTGGTTTTACCTTTCAAGATGAGAGAGAAAACTAAAGGTGGATTATATCTAGGACAGGAAACATTAGAAAGACAACAGGTCGGATCTAATTGTGGAATGGTTCTAAAGATGGGTCCGCATTGTTATGATAAGGAAAGATATCCAGAAGGACCTTGGTGTAAAAAAGGCGATTGGGTTATCTTTGCAAGATATGCTGGATCAAGAATACAGATAGATGGTGGGGAAGTAAGACTGCTAAACGATGATGAGATTTTAGCAACCATTGAAAATCCCGAAGATATATTTCATCAATATTAAAACATAGAAGGAGTAAACTATGCCAGAAGAAGAAAAGAAAAACGAACCCATGGTTGACATAGATACTTCCGGACCGGAAGTTGAAGTTAACCTTGAGGAAGAGACAAAACAAGAAGAACCAAAGGAAACACTTAAGGTCGAAGAGACAGAACCTAAACAAGAGATAGAAGTAAAAGAAGAGACAAAAGAAGAAGTAAAAGAAGAGACAGAAGATAAGAAAAAAGAATTAGAAGATTATAGTGATGGTGTTCAAAAACGAATTGCAAAGCTGACTAAAAAATGGCGTGAAGCAGAACGTCAAAAAGAAGCTGCTTTAGAGTGGGCTCAAAAAGTCAAAGCTGAACAAGAAAGTTTGCAGACCAAACTATCTACTATAGAACCTAACTATGTAAGTGCAATGGAGGGTAGAGTAACATCTGGATTACAGGCTGCTCAAGCTCAATTAATCAAAGCAAGAGAAGCAGGTGATGTGGGTGCAGAAGTCGAAGCACAAAAAATGATTGCAAAATTAGGTGTGGAAGAAGCAAGAGTTGCTAATCTAAAAAAGAAAGCCGAGACAGAGGTCAAACAACCTGTGAGAACGCCAACTTTAGATCAAGCGATCGCACCTCAAACTGCAGCGCCAGATCCAAAAGCAGAAGAATGGGCAGAGAAAAACCCATGGTTTGGATCAGATAGTGCAATGACATACACTGCATTTGATTTACATAAAAAACTAACCGAGGAAGAAGGGTTTGATGCGCAATCTGATGAGTATTACAAAGAGATTGATAGACGTATGAGACTTGACTTTCCGCATAAATTTGGTAATACTGAATCAACGGCATCGACAAAGCCTACACAAACAGTAGCTTCAGCAAAGCGAAGTGTAAATAATAAGTCGCAGAAAACCGTGAGACTCACGCCGTCTCAAGTAACAATTGCTAAAAAATTAGGTGTGCCACTAGAACTTTATGCGAAACAATTAAATATCACGAAGGAGAGATAAGCATATGAATAATAAAAAAATAGACTCCCGTGCGAGCCAAACAAAAGTTAAAGAACAGAAAAAAGTTTGGACTCCACCATCATCTTTAGATGCCCCACCCGCACCAGATGGTTTTAAACACAGGTGGATAAGAGCTGAGTCGATGGGTTTTGATGATTCATCAAATATGTCGGCAAAGTTAAGATCAGGATTTGAATTAGTTAGATCTGATGAGTATTCTGATGTTGATTATCCAACTATTAATGACGGGAAATACAAAGGGGTTATCGGAGTTGGCGGCCTTTTGCTGGCAAGGATACCGGATGAAATTGTTGAGTCGCGCAAAGAGTATTTTGCAAAACAAACTCAAGACCGAAACGACGCGATAGAAAATGATTTAATGAAGGAACAGCATCCAAGTATGCCGATCAATAATGATCGACAGACTCGTGTAACCTTCGGTGGTACTAAGAAAAGTTAATTTTTTAACAATTCTTACCAACGAATAAATTAAATCGTACTGGAGGCCTTTCGAGGCAGGTACATAAGGAGATAAAACTATGGCTAACAAAGACGCAGCGTTCGGTTTCAAACCTACAAGACATCTTACAGGTGGATTAATCAGAACGGAAGAATATGCTATAGCGGCAAACCACGGAACTAGTATTTTTTCTGGTCAAGTGGTTGAAGCAGTAGCAGGTGGCGGTATTGAACAGGCAGCAGCTGGAGACACTCAACAATTAGGTGTATTCGGTGGCGTGTTTTTCACTGACCCATCAACAAGCAAACCTACATTCAAAGCTTTTTATCCAGCAAGCACAAATGCTTCTGATATCAAAGCTACAGTGTATGCGGATCCATATATTGTGTTTGAAGCACAACATGATGGCACAGGAACATCGGCTATGAATAACTCTGCATTTGATTTTACAGGTACTAGTGGAAGCACTATTACTGGTCAATCAACTTCAGAAATTGATACGTCTACTTCTGGAACATCTGGTGGTTTTAAACAAATCAGTATATCCAAAGATCCGGACAACAGTGATACAGGTTCAGCAAATGCGAATGCATATGTTGTATTCAATACTGGTGAGCATGTATTTAAATTAACAACAGGCGTATAATTTTAGAATAGGAGAATAAATTATGGCAATATCAAGAGCACAGCTAGTCAAAGAACTAGAGCCAGGATTGAATGCACTATTCGGCCTGGAATATAAAAACTATGCAGATGAGCACACAGAAATTTTCGATATCGAAAATTCTGACAGAGCTTTTGAAGAAGAAGTGATGTTATCTGGTTTCGCTAATGCTTCAGTTAAACCTGAAGGACAAGGCGTTAACTACGATACAGCACAGGAATCTTTCACTGCTAGATACACACACGAAACGCTTGCTTTAGCGTTCTCAATCACTGAAGAAGCGATTGAAGATAACTTGTATGACAGACTTGCGTCTAGATATACAAAAGCATTAGCTAGATCTATGGCAAATGCTAAACAAGTTAAAGCAGCAAACGTATTAAACAATGCGTTTGATTCTAACTTCACAGGCGGTGATGGTGTAGAACTTTGTTCTGCAGTCCACCCAATTGTAGCTGGAACGTTCAAAAATGAGTTGTCAACTGCAGCTGACTTAAACGAAACTTCGTTAGAGCAGTCGTTAATTGACATCGCAGCAATGACTGATGAAAGAGGTCTAAAAATTGCAGCGAAAGGAGTTAAAATGATAATTCCTTCAGCGCTTCAATTTACTGCTGAGAGACTTATGAAGTCTCAAGGTAGAACTGGAACTGCAGATAATGATATCAATGCAGTCGGTAACATGGGAATGATCCCACAAGGTTATGTAGTAAACCACTACTTAACTGATACTGATGCGTTTTTCATTAAGACTGATGTTCCTAACGGATTAAAAATGTTCGT